CTTGGATCTGCTCCGGTGAGAGATTCAACAGGTCTATGTCTGACTGCTCCTCGGTTTCTTCTGATTCCTCCTCGGATTCTTCCTCGGTTTCCTCCACCTCTTCCTCGTCATCTTGACTGGCAGGTTCGGTTTCTTCGGTTTCCTCGGCATCCTGGGGTTCCTCTTCGATTTCCTCTGGTGCAGTTGCTTCCCCAATTCTCCGAGCGATAAGCTCCTCGAATGAGATGTTGTCCACCGATTCTTCAGCCTCGGCGTTAGCTTGATTGGTATTGTTAGTCATTTTGTGCGCAAGTTTCGCTCTGCGGTAGCGTTGAGCAAAGTCAAGCATTTAATCCTTAGTATGTCAAGCAACTTGGTAAGGTATTAAATTCATGAAGATTTCCTGTTGACGGGACGCAAAAATCGTGCATTATTTGCGTCGACAGGAAGTCAGAAATCTGTCACCAATCACCCCTCCGAAGCGTAGAGCAACGGATCTAGGGCTAGCGCGGGTTCTGACTTCCTCGCGTTAGCCCTTTGCTTTACCCAGAGGGTTGGCGACATATTCAAGTAACCGAGGAACGCTCAAACGGCCGCACGGAAGCTAGGTAAAAGTCTCACGGGTACTACGCTTGAAGTCAGTCGCGGCGTAGCTAAATAGAGTGTGACGATCAAGGAGCTTGATGCAGACTTACAGCCTCAACCCTCTGCTATCCTTGGTTCCAGCCTAGCTGGTGTGTGAATGTCCTTTCCGAAGAATATACGGGAGTATCAACATAGTTTAGCCACTTAAGGCGGACTATGCCCTAGAGCCTTCCTCGAATGCTGGGAGTCAAGCGTAAGTCAACCTAACCATTGGTAATACTAAGTACCATTGAAGTATTAAGTAATACTTAACAGCTCAAAAGAAAACACCCTCGGCAGGGTTTTAATCTACCGAGGGTGCGAACCCAAACTATGAAACGATGATAAACGAAACAAAACACCTACCGAAGCAGGTTCGAGAAATGCTTAGACTATTCTAGCGGGTTTGTCAAGCTAAGACTGAGAGTAGCTCATCCAGCGTAGAGATGCTTCCTGCGAGCTTCATCACATCATTCGATGATTCTGCTTGGCGGAAATCTCCAAAGAACTTTTCGCGTTCGTCGCGGATGAACTGGAGGATAGCGGCATATTCCTCACGGTCACGGAGGGCTTCTACAGCGGTCTGGATGGTTGGTTTCGGTATCGGTGTCATAGTTTACTTGCGCTTCTCTGCGCGTTTGATCTTGCGTTTCTGCTTGAGCATTTCCTTGGTAGGCTTCTTTCCAGAACCTGCGGCAGCACGGATATTGTCGTATAGCCCACGCTTGGACATAGAGCCATCCTTGCGTTTAAGCATCTTGGTTTTCATGGCTTACTTGCGTTTAACGGTCTTTTTAGGCGCACGGCTCATCTTGAGCTCAATCTCGACATACCCTTTGCCTTTGCCTTTACCTTTACGCTCCATCTTTTCGTGGCCGCAGCCACATGATTTACCTTTTTTCATAAGTTATCCTTGTTGCATTTGTTGAGTTTGCACCCCGCCCATTTGTGCTGGGGCTGTGCCAATGCGACCGATCTCAGCGTTCTGCATTTGTTGGAGTTGGAACTGGTATTGCTCCATGTACTTCTGAAGCCTTGCACCGAATGCCTCGTCCTGCTGTGCGCGTTGCATGATGTCTGGTTGCTGGACATATGCTTGAATCATCTGCATTGCCATCTGTGCGCCATTAGGCTGGGCAGGAACTTCGATACCAGCAAAGATCTTAGCAAGGTCATCAGTAACATTCTTGGCGACTTTTTGTTGAGCTTCTTCTACTGGCTGCATTGTGTAGTCTGCGAAAATCGGGTTGATAGATGACGCCGCAAATTCAAGAACCTTGTTCATGTCAAATATCCCGTTAGGGTCGAGTTGTATCAGCGACACCATGTTCTTGAGCTGGGTCTCGGCAGTCTCGGGGTCGTTCGATTGCGAGTCGAAGTTGACCACGATAGAGAAGTTCTCGTCAGCCGAACCCTTGGTCATCACCTGCGGATTTGGATTGCCAGTCACTTGGAAAAACACCTCGTCTGGCCCCATGCGCTGATACAGCTTCCACGCCATGTTCAGCACATCGCGGACATGATCCAAGAACTTGGACACCACGAATTGCTGGCGTGAAGCGGAGATTGGGTTGGACATATCAAGACCAACGGCACGATCTGCCTGCGCGGTCATGGATACCTCAACCTCAATAGAGCCATTGTCGGCTGGAGGCGGTGGCCCCCATTGGATCTCACCAAGGCGACGATACGGAACCCTTACACCTGGCCCCCAATCAGAGGGCGGACGACCAGCCGGGTGCAACAATGGAGGGAGAGTAGCCAGAGAAGCACGATCAATACGAGAATCACGCTCGGTCTTGATTTGCATCTGCGCTCCACGGAGGATGTCCGAGAAGGTCTGGGTTTCGTACATGCGCTTCTGGTCGTTCGATAGGCGCGTAACCACAAAGGGGTAGTCGTCATAGCCGTTAAGGAGTTCGTGTTTGGCGAAGCCTTCTGTGGTTGGATGGAAGACCGTGCAATAGATACCCTCAGAACCATCCTCTTCGTCGATCAGACGCTGGTAGCCATACACCACCATCACAAGGTCGTTATCATCTGTGATGGGAAGGCGGTCGATTGTCTTGAGCTTCTCGCCGTCGAGGTACATGCTGTCCTTACCACGGAGTCGCTCGATAGCATTCTCAACCCAATCCGCATCCCAGCCTTCGGAGACAACCTTCTTCTCAAGTTCTTGGGCGGTAAGGAATGTTCTCCAGAAAACATACGGAGCGCGTTGAGGATCAGTCACATACGATGGGAAAAGAACCTCGCCATCGGGGGCGCATGAGTAAACTACTGGGCAATCTACCGATGTACGAGGAACAGAGACTTCAGCCAGACCCTTTTTACGAAGATCCATAATGGCTTTCTTGGCGCGTTTATCAGAGAGGTCGGGGAATGCAGTCTGCAACATACCGAACACCATCTCGTCATCAGCACCACTAACAATAAGTTCCGCTAGATCGGGGGAGACTTGTGCGATTTCCTCGATGGATACCTGTTGCAAATATGTCCTTTTTTCACGCTTCCATCCGACATATGACACCATCAACCCCTTCTCTAGCAGATAATTAGCACCCAACTCCATCTGTTGACGGAAGTTTGGGATATAAGATGAACGCATCCATTTGAGGAATCCAGACACCATTGAAGCCCGTGGCATAGATGCCATCGAAGTTGGGAACGCCTTGATGTGGGAACGCTGCAACGCTTGGTCTAGGATAGCCACAAATGCGTCGATACGCTCCCCAACAACATTGACCTCGATATCACTAGCTCCCTGCCAAGGAAAGGCGTTTGCGGCCTGTTTACGGAGGTCGTCAGACTTACCTGGCCAAAGGTTGCGGCGGTCATCGTATGAGCGCAAGCAAGCCTCAAAGTACTCCTCCAAGTCAATAAGGCAATTGTCGTAGGCATCAGCCAACGCCATGACATTAGGGCCGTCCTCGGCGTAGATCATCGACTCTTCTTGCTCTTCTGTTGGTGCGCTCATGATGGCATGTATTCGTAGAACTGCTCGCCTACTTCGGGGCGTATCATAACAACTTTTATGGGTTTGCCAACTAGTTTGTGCGATACCCTAGGTGGAGCCTTAACTGGGACTGCCTCACCATCCATGCGAACCATTACCCAATTCGGGTTTGGGCATGTTCTGATGACTAGATAGTCACCCTCGTAGGTGGTGTCATCTTGAGGTTCCACGGGAGAATCAAGGGTTTCTGGCTTAGCTTTTGGTGGGCGACCACGCTTTGCTGCTTTCTTAGTTGGTGCTGTTTTCATGGTTTAGTTTAGATTTCATGTACTTAATAGCGTGTTCAAGGGTTTCAAGCTCCTCGGTAAGTCTAGGGGTTTTCCCATATTCTTCCATTTTTGCCCTCTTAAGATACGCTTCTTTTAGGCAATCGATGATAAGTTCCTCGGCAACTATTGGTTTGTTTTGAGTCTTCATAGCTTGTTAGTAGCCTCCAGCTCCTTGTCTTGTAGCAAGATTTCTGGTTTCGTCAACATGATCTATGCCTGCAATGGCGGCGTAGCGCAGAACATCGACTGGATCTTTCCATGCTTCCTTCAGCCCCCCGTCACCCGTGTATTCACTCAGGGCTTGGATAATGTTCTCACACTCGGAAGAGACATAGAAATGCGGTCGGTTGACCGAATCCGCAGGTCTGGTGGTGTCCCATGACATCTTGCCAATAAGTGCCTGTAGCCCATCGTCGATGTCTAAACCTGGAGCTGGAATGCAAACCATGCCGGCATCGTTCAAATCCTCGATAATAGAGGATGCCCCATCCGCAGACTGGTACTTTGCCGCTCCAAGTCGAGGGTCAATCAACCTCTCAAAGATCTTCTCGTCACCCTCAAGCTCGGCAATCAAGTCCATGTAGTCACGGATACCAAACCCTTGGCCTTTAGCTCCCGGCCCCGGCATCCACTTACCACCCTTCCACTCAGCCCAGTCGCCTACATCGACACCCGGCCACTCACGATATACCCAAAATGTACCAGACGCATCCACAGCAATCCAAGCCATAAACCAATTCTTCGCACCCGCTGGGTCAATAATCTGATAGCGAGTGACATTCGTAGTTGGGATCTCTGATGGCTGGACAACATTGACTTCTTTGTTGAACTTGGGAAACTTGGTGGCGTGGGACTTAACTGGAACCCCGTACGCGCGAATTAGAATCTCCTCCCGAGGCCTTCCAACTAGGGTCTCCTTGATTCGCTCGTAGCCACCGAAAGGGTTGTCCTTGGAATGGAAGTAGTGGACGCTGGCATTGCGTTTTTTACTCCGTTGAACATAAGGGACAAGCTCGCCGTTGAGCAGCTCAGCTTCTCGGCTTTCTATGCTAGTAGCTCCGTCCAAGTATTCTTTGATCACTTCAGTCCATCCATCGATAGGAGTGAAGGTTACGAGCATTTTAGAATTTCTCGTGGCTAATCGGAACCTTAGCGTATTAAGCAATTCGGGGCCACCTAAATGCTCGTCCAACCAAACTCCTATGTTATGCCAGACAGGTGTCCTTGAACCTAATTCAGCACCCTCAAGAATTGTGTCATTATTTGCGTAAGCAGCGTATGTTTTAAAGATAATCTGACTACCATTTGGTAAGATAAGCGAGTTATCTGTAAACCCGGTTTTCTTTTTATATGAGATGTAAGTTGATGAAGAAGTATGCTTCTGCTTTAATTCCTTTGGAAGCCAATGCCAAATTAACGATTGTTGCTGGCGGATTGAAACCTCTGCTGTTTGTGAGAAACAAAATATCTCAGACCCAGCGTTCTCAACTGCAGCACGAACCACACAATAACTAGCAAAGAAACTTTTGCCCGACCTGTTCCCACCACTTACCAGAATTTCATTGTGATTCCCTAGCTCCTTCTCCGCGAGTTCCCAGTGTGGAAGCCTAAATGCGTAGTTGTAAGGATCTTCCTCCGAGTTTTTAATTGCCTCATGGTAAATGTAGTGAAGATTGACCAAGTCGCTTGGTTCCATTACGGCTATCTCCTCGTCAGTGGGAGGCTTCAAGATAGGATGTTTACGCCATTCTAGCATTTAGCAAATTCCCCTCTATGCTCTTTGGCTTTATTAAGGTACGCTTCAGAGGCCTCTTCTTTGGTTTTAAATCTTCCGATATTTATTGGTTTTCTGTTGAGCGTCATTTGCGCTCTCCACATGCCAGTGCATTTACAAAACGAAACACCCTTAACTCCAGAGGTGTTGTTTTTGTTCTTGCCTCTATTGAACATGTTTTCAGATCTACTCGCATGGCGTAGATTGGAAATCCTATTATCCGACTTATTTTCGTTAATGTGATCTATGTCCAATTCTGGCCACTCGCCATGAGACATTGCCCACGCAATTCTATGGGCAAAAAATTGCAGTCCATTAATCCAGATTGACCTGTACCCACGGCAATTCACATTTCCTGCTACATCGCCAGCCTTACCGCCTCTTTGCATGTCAACCCTCCATGTGAATGCCCCCGTTTTGGGCTCGTAATTCAAAAAATTAAATAATTGTTTGACACCAAGAGCATCCTCTGGTTTTACTTTTTCAGCACTTTGCATAGTCATGTATGTATTGTGTTAGAGTGCCTCTAGACCGCATATCTAGTTGGCACTCGTTTTTTATCATTTGTGACGGTTGTGTCAAGTGGGGATTTAGTTCGTTTTATACGCACCAGTCTCCATTAGGATGTCCTTGATGTGATACACGCTATCACACTCCTCGCAACAAAACGCATCTTCCTCGGCTGGAAACGACCCTCTATTCCCGTCAACAAAGTGAAGCTTTCGACGCTTCTTGCAATGTTTGCATACGCCAATGAAGGGCTTGACGAACTTCTCCAGCACCACGTTCCAAATCTTAGCGTCAAACTTCTCTGCTAGATACGAAGCGTAAACGCTGGTGTGGCACTTGTGCTGAACGCCGTCATGCTCGACCATGTAGTGGCGAACGAGGTTGCCTCCATCCTTAGCGTAATCAGCGTATCTTGATTCTGGTTCTGCTATCATTCTACGATTTCGGCTTCTACCGCTTGAGCTTTGACTTTATTGGCAATCCTAGACTTGGCTTCCGCAATCATTTTGGCAGCATCATCAATAGACGGCCCCTTGCGATGCTCAACAATGGTACTCGCCATGCCAGAGAGCTGTCCAGCCTTATCGGTCATAATTCCAATAGTCAACGCCAATCGGTCTGGGGAGATTGCCTTGAGCTGGTCTGGGTCACGGCTAAGTTGTTCGGCTTTCTCGAACAAAAGGTCTGTGTACTCAGCAGCAGCAATGGCGTAGCGTTTGGAGAACTCCTTGCGCTTTGACTCCAGCGTATCGTTATGCCTCCACTCCAGCGCACGGACAGTCTCATGCGTCACCCTGCACTTCTTGGCAATAGCATTGATACGCCCACCCTGCGCCAGCATCCAGAGGATCTGTGCCGCCACATTCGGGTTGTAGTTCTCGATAGTGTTCCGAGGGAATTGCTTAGCCCTTTCCTTGACCTCAAGGAAGAACTCTTTCATCGCCTCTTTACTATCAATCGCTGATAGGTCTTCGTCGCTCATTTGGTCTTCTTGCCGTTTTTAACCTTAACGGCCCCAGAGTGCAACTCTTTTTTGAGCTTATTCTGTTGCGTCGAGGAAAGCGGAGAACCCTTACTGAGTAGATAGCCTACTTGCTTTTTGCTCTTTGTTTTCATAAATCAATTCACCATCCCGATTGAACCTTGGCGACTGAGGCATCAAGTTGTCACGAAGGCTGTAGTAGGATGTAGGGCCAAATGGGATAACAACATCTCCAGTTGTTTTAATTGCGCTTTGAAGTCGGTCAAACGCGAACGTGCGATAGATGCCAGTCACAAGATCTGGCGACACATCCTTCATCATCGGGTTAATACCAAGCTGTCGGGTTGTTTGCTGGCCAAGAACAGAGTTAATGAAGTTCTTCCGTCTCTGCCAGTTTTTAGGATCTACGCTCTCGTAATAAGCGTCAGTCGATTGACCTTTGTTTTGGATTTCAACTGACTTCTCAATATCCTCGTAGATCTTCTTGCGGGTAAGGTTTAGTTCCTTAGCAATTTTATTCTTAACTGCGCGGTCAACATTCTTCTCAAGCTGGCGCAAGTCCATTGATTCAAGATATAAACGCCCTTTCTTGAGTATCCACTTTGTAGGGACAACATAGTTCTCAGTAAGTCCGCCAAACTGTTCTGAGCGCCCTTGTTCAATTGGTTTATTAACAAGAAGAGTGCCATGTTTTGTCGGGACTTCAATTTCAGATTGAAGCAGCAAAGCCTTACCAAATTCACCATTATCAATAACACCAGCTTCCTCTAGTGCTTTTAAGTGGTCATCAGTAAGGATTCCTTCTCCGTTGCCGTTCTTGTCTGGAATAAGGACGCCGTTTGGCAGCTTCTCGCCACGCTCTACGATTTGCTTATTAACTTGATCTAAAACGCTTGTCGCTTGATAGTGCTTAGGGTTATCGGATTTAACATCGACAACCTTTTGGACTCTCGCTGCTTTTGGCTTGCCAGCGGTTTCTCGGTACATTTGGCGCACCATCGCCTTTACTTCTGGCAGCTCCCTAAACCCGTCAGCAAGCAATCCTGTACCCATCACCATGCGCCCACCAGCATCAGTCGCTCCACCCATCTTAAAATGCAGGTTTTTGACAATAGGCGTAGCATTAAACAATGTTCTAAAGCTGCCTTCAACAGCACGACGAAGTGGGGTTTTGCGAGACTCTTTGTAAAGGTTTCCTTTAAGAGTGTCTTCCAGTAGCGTCTGTACACCTTGATCGGTATAATACTCAACAGCAAGCTCATCCAAAGCTGCTGGGGTCATGTCATTCTGCTCACGCAGGTTGTTGTATTCGTCTGCCCACGCCTTGAACTCTGGATCTAGCGTTCCGTCTGGATTGCGGACAAGCCCTGGCTGTGTGTCATCTCCCAACATCCGAGCTACGATTGCGCTATCCTTTTGCCACACATGCTGAATCATATGTCCAGCTTCGTGCATGGCTACTTCCTTTAAGAACCCGACCTTGTCGTTAATGTTTACAACGGCTTTGTTGCTAACTGGGTCAAACTTATTATTGCCAGTGGTGTTGATTTCCCACTTGAACGACCCAGGGTATGCCGCATCAATATTGGAAAGCGCATACCTAAATTCACGATCCTTTAGCCCATCAAACATGGCTATTTGGTCAGCATCTAGCTTGTTCCGATAGTTGGTCATCTGGTCAATGTTGACCTGCTCCATATCCTTCTTGCCACCAATGACTCGGCCTAGTGAACCAAACACCAGCGCGTCACGGGCAGCATATTTAAGCGTGTTCTCGTCAATCCCTTGTGAGTTAATTGCATTATATGACAGCGTTGCAGGTGCGGCTTGAGCCGTACCCTTGGCCATACTCGCAAAACCTCGAACAAGCGGCGTAGAGTAGTCACCAAGTGTGGCTACGGCCCTACCGATGCCACCCACACTTTCGTTTGCGGCTAAACGGCGAAAAAACGGTGTTGAGTTACTTCTTTCAAGCAATTCCTCGCTAACCGCATTGCCAAATTTGGACATTCTGCGCAGTGTTGGTACTGCGGCTATAAGCCCAACCCTAGCACCCATGTACACTCCAATAGCTTGGTGGAACGGAATAGCAAGTCCAGTAGCAATTAGGGACGGTATTCTGTACCTGAGAACGCTTCTTTCGACTTTCTTTAGAAATCCATTAACAGCAGCAACCCCATTGCCAAGTTTTTCAGCACCATTTGATAAACCTCTGGTCGCGCCAGATGCAACGGCTCGAACAGCATCACCCGCAGTTTTAGCTGTATCTAAACCAATTTCAAGTTGGTTGGCGGTTTTGCTTACATTCTGAATACCATCGTCAATAATGCCAAGTCGGGTTTGAACTGCTTGCGATTGAGTCGTTAAATCATCCAGCTTTTTAGTAAGTTCCGTTGCTTTTTCTGTAGCCCCAATGCGAAGAGCATCGTCAAGCTGACCAGACACAGCCACAGTCTCATCGGATAATTTGGCGGCATTGGCTAAAACGCTAGTCCTAGCAGTATTAAGTTCACGACCGTAATTAACAATTTCGATTCCCTTTTTTGCTTGGTTTGCTTTACGGACGGTCCTAATGATATTGACGCCAGCCCCAAGTCCAGCCGTAGCTAGACCTACAGCAATACCCGGCACATCCGCTGGAAGACTCGCGGCAGCGCGGACATTGTTAATGTCTTCCTCGTATTTTTTAACGCCTTGTTCTTCTCCAAGTTCGGCTACGTATTGAGATTTTGCTGATTCTTGAGCTTGAAGCACCTGCTCCCCAGCACCAATTATGCTTGCGGTTTCAACCGCATCCATATCTTTTTGTGATCTTTCAATGAGGGCAAGTTTGTAGTCCCTTTTCTTATTCAACTCGTCAGCTTGTTCTTGCGGGATATTTCCCATAGACACAGCCGCATTAAGTCTTTGCTTGTCAATAAACCTAGTTAATTTTGCCCCGCTGGTTACTGCGGTTTCTAATATAGAATCAACTATCTCCGCGCTTTTGGCGGTCTGTTTGTCGTATGCCTCCCTAAGCGTTGCCGATTCTGAAACCTCCCCAATCGGATTAGCAATATCCCCAACGCCTTTAGCTATAGATGCAACACCAGCACCAAATTCTTTAAACGCTTCTGTCCATGTTCGTGTCGGTTCTGCGTCTAGTTGAAATTTTTTACGAATTGCATACAGCTCAGCCTTTTTAGGGTCAATGGCATCATCGCTCATCCCACCATCCAAATAGGCTGAAGGGTCGGTAAGATCATCTAGACTTGCGGTAAACGCTTCGCCCTTAGTGGTCATTGATCCATCCCTATTAACGAACCCCTTATCAACTAATGCTTTATATCTACGCCCCTCTGGGGTTAGCGTTTTTTCATCTTGAGCTAACCCAAGACTAATCATGTCTTGAATTGAAGATATCGGCCTAACTCCTTGTTCTCCAAACCTGGATGCAAGAAATTCGTTATTCCTCACTAGCACATCTTTTGCCAGCAATGCTTGATTTTCTTCTTTCGCCATTTTGTTAAATTCTATTCCCCAGATGAAAACCCTTGAATAAACGATGCGTCGGATTCAGCTTGGCTTGATGGGCCTGTTGGGGTCGTCCCGGAATCAAGATAATTATTAGGATCTGCAAGAATTGACCTAATTTCTCCAAGATATGTAGTCCATGTTTCTTCTGGATCTGTTGTTTTAGGTCTGTTTTTGATAAGCATTAACAAGTCGGTGTTACTAACTGGTTTAAGTAAGCTTGCCGCCTCAAGGATGCTTCCTTCAATAAGCCTATTTAGCCTTTGTTGGTCTGATCTTGTTTTCCCGCTTTGAGTCCCTAAAAATGGGGCGTACTCAGCCACCCCAGTAGCAAATGCTTCACCATATCCAACAGCACTCTTAAGTGCATCAGTAGCTTCACCTTTATTATCAACAAATTCAGAAATTGTTTTGATTGCTATGTTTTTCGATGCGGCTGCTTTTTCTTTCGCAATTCTCGTTTCTTCCGCTTTAGCTTTTTCAGTTTCAGTTGGCGGCTGTGAAATTGTTTGGGTTCCAGCTAAAGACCCATCCGGGTTAAATGAAAGTTCATATGTACCTTCTCTCTTCAATCCAAATCTTTGGGCTTCTTCTCCGCTTACAACTTTAACCGTTTTTTGTTGCTGTTGTCCACCACCAGAAAGCAGTCTTCCGCGAGCCAATCTTGGCTGAGTCGCTGGTTGAGCTTGTTGAGGCAATTGAGGCTGTTGTTGGCTCAAACTTGGCTCAGTAGCCATTGATCCACTTGGGATCGTTTGAGATGTAGCCATACCAGAACCTTGCTCAATCATTCTTGAGACTTCAGCTTGTTGCTCTGGAGTTCCCATTGCTTGCCTTGAGAGATCACCACGACTCAGCCGTTCAAGAGCAGGAATAATAGACCCTTTAGCGAAATCGCGCTCGTTAAATTTTCCGTCAGATGCGCCTGGGTCATTAGTCTTGTGTGGAGCAATAAATGTCACATTATTAATTTTTCCAAGCGTATTTGCAAGAACTTGCGCATAACCATCTGGATCGGATTCCATTACCTTTCTTGCCTCTGTATCGCCCACAAAAAATGGTTCTGTGTGGAACCGTCCAGGTGTACCGCGTCCGTTTTCTTTTGCCGTGCGAACACCACGAACTGGAACATCTACTCCACGATCAGCGAAGTATTTTTGAGTTTGCTGAACATAATCTTCAGCAGCCATGCGTTCAATCCTACTAGCATCATTTGGGATGATAATTTCAATCCCTTTAGCATTCTTGCTGGCTGCCGCATTAAAATCAAGTGACACTTGGCGAGCTTGAGCCGTTGATTTTGGCAATTGGTCGCGTGTTTTTGATGTGAATCCCCAATTCCCAGTAGATGGGAGCTGGTTATAATCAACTTGAGATGTTGGAGGCATATTTTGCTCTGGGGTTTCCCATGTTCCTTCACCAGTTGCGTAGTTTTTAAGATCTCCAATACGCTTTCCACTTTGGATGTCGTATGGGTTTCCTTGCGAGTCAACGCTAACATCGAGTTCTGCTTCGCCAAGTGGAGTCGATACGACAATCTTTTTCAACGATCTTTTAGCTGCCTCAGATTCAGCCGCTTGTTGAGATGCCTGCTGTCTAATGCCAAGTTCTGCAGCTTGCATTCCAAGGCCCGTTTGACGATATGCTTGATCGGCGGCAAACTTTTCTTGTTCAAATGAACGATTAGACCTATCCCGCATCTCACCGATCCCAGTGTTGATTAGGTTTGCAACCACCTCGGCTTCCGCAGCACGATCAGCAAGTGGTATATTCTCGTCGCGCATCCGCTCTTTTACGCTTTGAAGCGATGGAGCGAGGTCTGGGAACAATTGGAGCGCAGCGTCAATCTGAAGGCTGCTTTGTTTGACAAGCTTCTTCTTCTCCCCTTGCTGCTTGAAGTAGTCCTTAACCTGCCCAGTTAGATCTGCAATCCCCTGCGCTCCAGTCATCGCAAGATTCTGCGCGGATTGGATCATCTGACTAGAATCCCCATATTGGTAGGGGAGCGTTGGTACTGTTCCTGCGATAATTGCCATGATCTTAAACTGTGTATGCTTTCAACGGTTGGCCTAGTGCGCCTAATCCAATGTTGCTAAAAGCTGTGGATGCGTTGCCCATGTTGCCGCTTCCAAGGAAGCTACCAAAGTTGCCAAGGCTAGTACCCATTCCGCCACTCAACCCAGCACCCATAAGCGTACTGCCAATGTCGCTAAACATTTTTGCTTTGGCTTGTTGGTTTGCATTGTTAACAGCAGTAACATCCTTGTTGTATTGGTTTTGCACCCCAGCCGCCTGATTAGCAAAGTTAAGAGGCATTGCGAGCATGTTGAGTCCGGGGGTGGTATAGAAGTCTCCAGCAAGTTCAGATGCTGCCATGTTGGCTCTCATTTCTTGATCCAGAAGTGTAGCCCTTTGTTGTTCACCAGTTAGGAATTGGTTGAATCCAAGTTGCCTTTCCTGCGCTTGTTGCGCCCCGATGCCAAGATTCTGGCTAAACAAACCTTGTTGAGTTGCAAGCCTTTGTTGCAAAGCCCCAAGTCCTTGACCATACGCCATCTGACCTGCGCTTGCTGCTTCGGCACGCCTAGCCGCCTGTGCCGCTTCTCGGTTTTGGATCTCTGCGGCAATCGCTGAGTTTCCACCAATGCGTCCAGAGGCTGCTGCGGCTTCTCTTGCTTGTTGCTGGGCGGCTCGTTGCTCCTCTCCAGACAATGCCCCGCGACGATTGAAGGCTTCTTGCGCCATCGTCTGCGCCATCGATGTGTCGTACAACTGGTTGGCTTGTTCCTGCGAGATGGTGGGTTGGTAGTTGCCCACCACGGAACCATACTTAGACATGGCCCCTGCTAAATTTAAGTCAAACCCTTGACGGAGCTTTTGCGCCTCACCCACCTGCAGCCCAGCCCTCTCCACCGCAGCCGCTTGCTCTGGAGACAAGCGATTCATTGTCTCCCTGCTTAACGCAGTAAGACCGGGGACTTGGTTGGTGTAGTAATCGGAGATGCCAGCGGTTTGCTTTTCAACAAGATTTTTTGTATATCCAATGATCTTCTTTTTGTTTTTACCTTTGCCGTAGATTGGCTTTCTGGCAAAAATGTCTACAGGTTTTGGTGGTGGTGCTGCCTTAGATTTCTTTCTTCCAAACAATGATGAAGCAATCCCGGCTCCAGCGAGTGCCAGTGGAAGCATACAATAATTGGCATCACCACTACCAGTGTTGAAGTAATTCACTAGCAGCCCAAAAGCAACCAGATAAGCAACTGGGAGATTATTTAATATCATTTTCTTCATAAAGTGCTATCGTTGATTCTAGTGGGGTCATGCGGAGCGAATAAGGCATGCATTCATTGCGCCAGTGAGTGCAACGGTAGATCCTTGAACATGAGCTGCAAATAATTCGATGTAATCAGTTGATCCATTACAATAAAGAATTATTGAGTTGGTTGTTGAATAAGTTGTGGCATTTACTACGTTCCCGCTAATTGTGTTAAGCCCGTTTCTAAAAACATAAGCGCATAGTGCATTCGCTCCAGCACTAGCACCAACTACCACATTTATTTGATAGTGCCCTGCAACTGTCGGTGTAAACCTTGAATTAGCAGTAGAAAAATTATTATTCGTGTCTGGTGATACAGTATTTAATGTGATTTTTGTTGCCGTTGTTCCAGTAGGAACAGATGTAGATACGGTGGTGGTTGCATAAATAAGGGGCCCGTTCCCAGCCACATTCGTACCTAGCTTCGCTTGGGTGACACTGGTATCAGCAATTTTTGCCGTAGTTACATTGGAGTCAGCAATCTTTGCTGTAACAACCGCATTAGACGCAAGCTCATTAGAGGTAATCCCACCAGCATTTACGGCAAGTTTACCAGGAGATACAACCTGCAAGGTGGTTCCTTGGATTGCATCGCTGGTAAATGTCGTATCATCAATGATGTTATTCAGCTTGGAACTGGTAATTGTGTCAGTCCCAGAGAATGTGTAGGTTGTATTTACAACGCCCATATTATTTTTGTGATAGAATTTGTCTATTAGTGATGGAACCCGCCACTTGAATAGAGTGGATCTTAGGTGAACCGATAGTTCTTGTCAATGTGATAGTCCCAGTATAGCCCCGCTGACCACCAAGTCTGCATCGGATGCTTGCGGTTTCAGCCTCGTTCGGGCTGCTAGGTGATAGGATCTGCCCACCAAGGAATGTGGTGGTGGTTCCAATGCTTTCGGCGGAGTCGGGGTCTTCAGTAGCAAACGCAATGTCGTACTCACCAGTCTCTCCCGCCAAGTTCTGCATCTGAACCTGTGCGTCCGTGAACCTTTTGCGCTCAAGGGTCTTAAAGTCGTACCCACGGCTAGTCACATACGAGTTAATCGTTGGGGTGACCACATCTGCGCTTTCATTTGTAACGCTCAAACGGTCAACGGACGAGTCGAAAGCGTCAATCTGGTGCAATCCGCCATTTGCGCTAACGGCATACAGGTTATTCCGCACCCCAGCACTTGCCGTGATGAAGTTCTTGATCAAAAACCTAGAATCTCCATAGGTATCCAGCGATTCCCACCCCTTGTTCAAGAAGTTGTAGATCAGAACCGCGTTATTTCCACGGGCATCATTACCTCCAGCCACAGAATCTAGCGGAACTGCGATGTAATAGCGGTTGTTGAAGTAAACCGCTACCGATTCACCCGCAAGATTCTTGTTAATGCGGTCGATATACGGCTGGATGTTTTTGGAAAGTGGTTCCTCCGTGCCGCGAAGGTTGTAATCGTTAAGGAAGGTCAGCCCGTAAATGCCCTCGTCGGCCAAGAATAGCATGTTGTTAGCCTGCATGACCACCGTTTTGCGAGCCAAGCACCCAACCTCGCCAGTAAGCTCCTTGACCACTGTGTCAGACAGGCTTCCTTGGGTATTAGCAACAATGTGAATGCTGTTTCGATTCAACACTACTAAAGCATCTTCATAGAAGCCGTGCATAGCCACCACATAATCAGCAGTACCACCAGAAATCCTAAACT